TTCGACATATGGTGCTTAATGCGCTACGAGCTGCCCGTGTAAAGTTTAAAGAAGAGTATGGTGAGTTAGTTATCTGTTGTGATGATACTAATAACTGGCGAAAGAAAATCTTCCCATACTACAAAGCTCACCGTAAAAAGAATAGAGATGAGTCTGATTATGATTGGCCTCATATATTCAATTGCCTTAATAACATAAGGGATGAGCTCAAAGAATTTTTCCCGTACAAAGTATTACAAGTAGACACTGCTGAAGCTGATGATATCATTGGCGTGCTTTGTCATGAGTTTGGAGTTCAGTTAGGTTCTGGAGCAGAAAAGATTCTTATCTTATCTGGCGACAAGGACTTTATTCAACTTCAACAATTTGTTAATGTCGATCAGTATGATCCAATTAGAAAGAGAAAGATTGCTCATAAGGATCCCTCTCTTTATATGATTGAGCATATTGTTAAGGGAGATAGAGGCGATGGAATTCCTAATGCCTTATCTGACGACGACGTTTTTGTAACAGGCAAAAGACAAAAGCCTGTTAGACAAACGACCCTAAATAAGATAGTCGATGTAGTTTCATCGGTCCCTACGTTTGGTACGATAGACAATTCGTACGAATGGAGAGAAGGGTTTCATAGAAACTGGAAACTGATCGACCTAAAGCACACGCCCGATCATATTAAAAATGAAGTGCATGTGCAATGGAATAAACCTGACAAAGATAGAAAACATTTGTTTAACTACTTTGTTCAAAAAAAGCTAAATAATTTAGTAGAAAATATAAGTGAGTTTTAATATGTTAAAAGGATTAGGCGAAATAGTTAATGAAGTCAAAAAAGCCAAGTCTGTTGGCGAAAAGATTCGAATCTTGCAAAGAGAAGACAACAAAGAGCTGAGAGGCCTCTTTGAGTTGACTTACGACAACAGATTGACTTGGGCACTTCCTGAAGGTAACCCTCCATACAAACCATTGGACAAGTCCATGGACGCGCAGGGTAATCTATATCAAGATATGAGACGTATGTACGTTTTCTTAAAGCATCCAAAATCAGCAAACGTTGCTCAAGCAAAAAGAGAGCATTTGTTTATTAATATGCTAGAAGAAGTTGATCCAGATGATGCTGCCTTACTACTCGAAGCAAAGAGCAGAAAGATTAAAGGCGTGTCTAAGAAGATCATCAAACAAGCATACCCAGAATTTTTAGACGACCCAGCGAATCAAGACTAATGCCATTATACACTTTCAAGGACACCGAGACGGGTGAGACCTTTGATATGATGATGAAGATAGCTGAGAGAGAAACTTTTTTAGAAAAGAATCCTCAGCTTGAAACTGTCATAGGTGCTCCTATGATTGTATCTGGTGTTATGGGTCAGAGAAAAGTCGATGAAGGGTTTAACGAAGTACTACAAAAGATTGGTGAACAAAATCCTAATACTCCTTTTGGAAGAGAGGTAGGAGCTAAAGCTACCACAGCTAAGCAAGGAAAAGTTAATCAAGTTGTAGAGAAGTGGCAAAAGAAATTTCAGAAAGATATGAACAGTGGAACATAGACTAACTAAAAAGCAGCGTAGAATGTTACGCCAACAAGACGTCTTAGAAAAAGACAACACTATAAACACTTCAAACTTTAAAGTTGACTTCAAACCAAAAACAAATACTCAGTATGCAGCTTGCCGAGCATGGGACGATGGTCATCATCTGCTAATGCATGGTTATGCTGGTACTGGTAAAACGTATGTTGGAATGGCACTAGCTTTAGAAGAGGTGCTCAAAAACCACTACAAAAAATTAGTAGTAGTAAGAAGTGCAGTGCCTACAAGGGATATTGGTTTCTTGCCTGGCACAGCCAAACAGAAAATGGAAGTTTATGAACAGCCTTACAAACAAATTGCATCTTCATTATTTCATAGGGGAGATGCTTATGAAATCCTTAGTAACAAATTTATGCTTGAGTTTGTACCGACATCATTTGTTCGTGGAACCACTCTTGATAATTGTATTGTACTTGTCGACGAGATAAACAATATGACCTTTCATGAGATTGACAGTGTCATTACAAGATTAGGAGATAATACTAGATGTATCTTGTGTGGTGATTATAGACAAAGCGATCTAGCTAACACAAGAGAACTTTCTGGCATCTCTCAATTTATGAGCGTCATCAATAACATGAACAGTTTTGTTAAGATGGAATTTAAAACAGGCGACATTGTAAGAAGTCCTTTAGTTAAAGAGTACATTATTACAAAAGCTACCATGGGAATCGTATAGATGTTTGATTTACAGCTCTCAGACCTTCAGAGACTGCCTAGACGGAACGTTAACGGCAAAAGAGTATATGAGACACCAGACGGCTCTCACTACCCTTCTATCACGACTATAACGTCTCAGATGAACGCTAAAGCAATAAGCGAGTGGAGAGCTAGAGTTGGTAGTACTGCAGCAAATAAAATAACAGCACAGGCATCAGCAAGAGGAACTAGCGTACATAAGTTATGTGAAGATTATATTCTTGGAGAGTTAACTGAAGAAAAGGTAATGCCTTCTAACAAAGAAATGTTCCTCACTATAAAGAAACATTTGGACGAACACGTAACAGTTGTTAGATCAGTAGAAGGATTTCTTTATAGTGATTTTCTAAGAGCAGCTGGCCAAGTAGACTTAGTCGCTGAATACAATGGTGTGCTTTCTATCATAGACTTCAAAACAGCTAAAAAGAAAAAGAAAGAAGAGTGGATCCAGAATTATTTTGTTCAGGAGTCTGCTTACAGTTTTATGTTTGAAGAGAGAACCGGGTTTCAGGTTCCTCAGTTAGTTACAATCATTGGGGTCGATGGAGAGGTAGAGCCCCAAGTGTTCATTAAGAACACTAAGGAGCGTAACCAATACTTACTTCAGTTTCTTACTCTGCGCGAGAGTTTTGGAGAAGCTGAGTAAGATTTTTATTTTCAGATTTTAGTTCTAAAATCTCTTTTCTCAATTCTTCATTTTTAATTAGAGCACCATACTTTGCTTTCTCTAATTCTGCTATCTGAAGTTTTAAATGATTTTCTATAGAGATAGATTTATTAGCTATCTGTTCCCTCTGAGACATCAGTTGTTTCCTTACTGTTGATGATATTGTTTAACAAAACAGCCCACTGCTTTGCTCTCACTTCCCAATTGTAAAAACCATTAATATATGCTTTCTGCATATTGAGTCTTTCATCCATTACTGGATCAGTGACTAGTTGTAAAGCGTCTCCTAGAGTTAGAGCACATCTAGTGGCATGCTCGTTCATATCTTCAGTGTAGTCGTACTGAAGAGTCCAATTAGCTGTCGTTTCTGGTAATGCAGCTAAACTACTATGAACACAAATACAACCTGCGCTCATAGCTTCTAACATAGCAATACAGCTTGTCTCTGGCCATACGCTAGGTAGACAGAAGATGTGTGCCTTCTGTAACGCTTTATGAATTTCTTTATTTTCAACATGACCGTGATATGTCATGTTAGGATGTTTCTTTATTTTTTTGAATAGCTCTTCAAAAGGCTTGTCTCGTTCTTTCCATCCATAGATTCCAAACGAACTATAAACATCTAAGTGCCAGTTGATGTGCGAGAAGTGTTGTTCCACCCATTCCATAATAGGATACAAAAGCTCTAATCCTCTATGCGGGGTAGTATGATAAATCAAATTAACACATTCTTTAGGATCTGGTTTAGTGTGCTCAGCAATAGGTTCAATTGCATTTTGAAGCACGACCATCTTACTTGGAGGGACTCCTAGAAAGTCTACTATTTGTTGTTTCTGCCAATGCGACACACAAACAATCTTTTCAAACTTTTCCCATCCGCCATCTTTTAGATGACTCATTTCTGGATCCTGTGCTAGATCGTGAACCCAATAGATCGGAATCTTGCCTTTAACGGTTCCTCTAAATCTACTAGGAATAATCTGAAACTTGTCCAGTACCGCAGGATCAATTTTTTTATTAAGGGCGTACTTCATAAGTTCAGTGCCGCCCATTGCGTTTCTGTCTAACTCATTAGACTCAACCTGAGGGTTTGACGCCTCAGGATCGCCTATCACATTTAATTTCATAATGATTCATTCAATTCCAAAAAAGTTTTTAGTTGGTCATATCCGCCGATCAATTGATCGTCTCTATAAATCTGCGGCATAGTTCTTGCTGCAGGGTTCTTCTCTCTGAGTTCAGTGAACCAGTCAATGTTCTCAGAAATGTTTTTCACCTCTACATTATCTTCGTCTTTTAAAGCAAACTTTGCTTTGTCACAATAAGGACAATGGTCCTTTGAATAAATTAACCAATTAGCCATATTATTTTAAGTTAGTCTTCCCGCCACCAGACTTAGGTCTTCCGCCACCTGCTTTTTTCTTAGGTGCAGGCTTAGGTTTAGGTGCTGGTACTTTAACATTATCTTTTTTATTGTCTTGCCAAATGTGATATCCAATGAAACCAACAAATGCAACAATGATCAAAATTCCTAAAGCGCTTTCCATATTTCTCTCCTTTATTATCCGAGTAGGATCTCTCCTATTGCTTTTAATATAGGTGCGTACTCTATACCTGCTCCAAATAGATTTAGGATAAAGATAACACCGTTTATGATTACTATTTTAATACCTAAAAGAATCAATATTACATATGGTATTGTTTTTAATAGACCATTCTTTTTGTAGAACTTTATTATAGGCCAGTCCCATTTGCCGTCTTTAATAAACACTAAATTACTACTTCTGTAGTATCCCATTCATCATCCTTGTATTGAGGATGGAATGTGTCCATTCTGCTTTCACCTTCTTTACTAAACTCTTCTACAAATTGTTTGTATAGAACCGGAACGCCAATGTTATATTTTTGTCTTACTTCTTGTATATCCATTTCTAATAGATCCATTGGACCTAAATGAAACAAGCTCTTATCTACTTTCTTAGAAAGTTCTATACACTCTTTTCTTACTTTCCAAGGTAGGTTTGATTTTGTTTTTCTTGCAACTTTCCACGTACCAAAGAACGATACTAGCTTTGGTGGCTTAAATGCAGAAAGATAACTTGTGACTTCTTGGATCATTGCTTCGCCCATTGTTGCAGTGTCATATCTAAACAACACGTGCCAGAAGTCATGTACTAATAGAAGATGCCTTGAAAGATTAACTCTTACTTCTTGATCAAATCTTTCTGGATTAGCTTCTTCGTGTTTAAATCTTTGATTGTATAAATCTTCTATACCCCAATTCTTAACAAGGTTATAGTAGTGGGCACCTACCGTGTTAGGTGCCAAATTTTTCAAATAGTCGAAATTCATCAAAGTCGGAACGGTAACAGCATCAACATACTCTTCAGCAAATTGACCTCTAGCCCAAAGAATATCTCTACCCTTTTTGGTCTTTCTGTTAGCCATGGCCATCATTGGCCCAAATGGAATATTCATCTCACGGTACATATTAACAATATGATCAAGACGATGTTGTCCATTCATATCCGGGTTATCATAATTTCCAAATCCTTTAGTGTCAGTTGACATAAGGTATCTTGTTGTTTTAAAAATCTTTGATAAATTCCACATAAATGATTATAAGTCCTTCCAGCCTTCTGATTTAACGAACGTGAAAATACCGTAACCTAATGCTAGCCATGCTAACCAGTCTACAATACCTCCAAGAAGTATCCAGCATAAAGATAGAGCTATAATAACGCCTCCATCCCATGAAGTACGCTCAGCCCATCGAGCTAAGATCCAGTCTTTTGCGATATTAATAATATCCATAAAGTCTCCTTTTATTATTCCCAAGGAAAGACTATCCAGTCGTTTTCCTTTTCTTTATTTATCACCTCTCCAGAATACAGTGATGTAAATTTTGAGCTGTCTTTAGTGAACAATGATGCAAATCTAGGCCGTGCAATTAGTTTTCTATAACATTGATCTAACACTTCTGAAAAAGTAGACCCACTATCGTTGATGTCGTCTACGATAATAATATTAGAGAAATCTGAAAGCTCCTTCCAGTTAAATTTAGATATGGACGCCATGCCATCTCGTAATGAGATGTTAAGACAAAACAATGGGACGTTAAACATATGTGATAGCATAACTGCTGGAACTAACCCTCCACGGGTTAGTCCAACAATTGCATCTGGTTCGTCATATCCTACCTGGGCAGCTATATGCTGTACAAGTTCAGTACACTCGTCCCAAGTGACTACTCGTCTTACAGGTTCTCTTTGACCCATTTTAGTACCGCTTCAGGCTTTGATGCTTCATAAGGATCACCTTCGACATCATTACCAAATCCTTCTTCTGGAAAACTTGCAAGTACTGTATTAGTATCACCGTCAACGACAAGAGCATATCTCCAACTTCTAATACCAAAGTTTAGATTACGCTTTTGTACATTAGCACCAATTTGTGTTGCAAAGTCTGCATTACCATCAGGCAACGATCTAACATTAGTAACACCTTGAGCATCAAACCATGAGTTCATAACAAACGGATCGTTCACAGAGGTGCAATAGATATTAGTAATACCTGCATCTACAAATTTACTGAACAGCATTTCATAACCTGGCAGCTGCTGTGAACTGCATGTGGGGGTAAAAGCTCCTGGAAGTCCAAAGATAACAACTTTCTTACCTTTGATCTCTTTTTGTAAATCAATAGTTACAAATTCACCAGCAACTCTATCCTTGTAACGAAAAAGAGGGAGGGGTTCTCCCACAGAAATAAAAGCCATTACTCTGCGCCCTCCTCAGGTCGTTCAGGTGTTTCCACTTCCCTTAGTCCAACTAGTTGAGCAATAATGGTTCCTAGAAGAGGATCCTGTTCTTTGTTCAACCAATTTTTAAGGTAGTCTAACTCAAGCTCTTCAAACTGATTGTTGTTTGATAGAACTCTAATGAGTCCATCAATAGCTCCTGCTAGTTGGAAGACAACTTTGTCGACATTTTTAAACTGACTATCAGCCATAATATTCTCCTAATAAAGTTTCGTGTATTATACGATTAAATAATTTTAAGGTCAACGAGCTTCTTGTATAGACGCTCTTGCTCACGGTACGCTTCTTTTTCACATGGCTGTTTGCTATATGAGAGTTTAGATACATCTTTAGATTTCCACTTATATCCATCTAAAGACATCTCGCCTCGAAGATATTGTTTTACATGACACCACTCATGTAACAACGTTTTTATAAAATCACGTTTATTTTGATTAACAAGATCAATAGTAGCCCATTTAATCTTGCCATTGTCAGTTGGGATGATGTCCATTGAGGCATATCCAACAGCCCAACCATCCATCAACTTTCGAGACAGATGTTGTTTAATACTTACAACGGCTTTAAATCGACTGAGCTTATACTCATCAATAACAAACGCACTAATCTTATCAATCAGCTGTTCACGTGACTTAGATAGTTTCCCACCGCGAACGCCGGTGACGATAGTTGCAACCATATTACTTCCTCTTGTTAATGATTTGTAGGTATATGTCTTCCCAATCACGAGCTACAAAGTAGTCGTGTTCAAGATTCATATTGTAGCCATGTTCCATCAAAATGGGTTCAAAGTCAACAGCATCTCCTGCATCGCAGTTCTCTAGTTTGTCTTCTACCCATAGACAGCCTCGATACTTCTTGGCTAGTTTG